ATGGGATGTATTCCCTGATGCTCGGATCATTTGTATGGTTCGACCAATCCCCGAGATCATAGCGTCTTTAGAGAGAATATATCGGCAGCATCCAGGTCATCCCGAAACACGTGAGTTACCAAAGACTGCTCAGGAAAGAGCCAATTACTGGACGACACCAGGTAGACCGCCTTTGGGTTTGGCGTTGTCTCGACTAAATGATAGAGGACATGATGACCGCATTATGCGAGTAGGTTACAATACATTAGTTGATGATCCAATCCAAACGATGCGTCAGGTATTTACATTCTTGAGACTTGATCCGATAGATATTGACCCCAATAATGCTCAAAAGGCAGTTCCCGAAGACGATAGCCATTATGGCATCTTCGGTTCACACCAATTACGTTCCACTGTTTCGAGGAGAAAGTAATGGCTCTTATTTCTGATCGTGTGACCCCGTTGGCTCCTACTCCTGCTCAGGGAGCAAATCGTTGTCGTCAAGTTTTACGTATGGCAGTACAGTCTTGTATACAAGCATGTAATGCTGTGAATCAGGCTATTGAAAAGCATACTCGTGCAGCCTTGGTTACAGAGCTGGGCGATGATGCTGCTGAATTGGCGAATGTCTATACTGATGTACGAAATCTAGCTAAGAAGTATATGGATGATCCCGGTGATTTGAAGTCGTAAAGGAGTCTAATAATGGGCGAGCGCATTTATGCACAATTACCTACAGGTAATAATTATTATGTCAAGCCGCTGCCCATTGTTTCAGATCCATGGGCTAATGATGTCATCACATTACCTGAAGAAGCATCAGCATGGTATTGGTCAAGTGAAATCAATAGTCCGTCAGACTATTATATTGTTTTTCTGCGTAGTGGTGATGATCCTTTAATAACAGATACAACTATTGGAATTGTTCAGATGCTTGAAAACATCTTTATTGTATCTGTCGGTGAATTGGGTTATGAGTCTTCGTTGGAAATTGGACACAACTTAGGACTATAACGTGGCTGAAACAATTTACGCAAAATTACCTGCTGGTACATATTATGCTAAGCCATTACCCTTAGTGCAAGCACCTTGGGGTGATGATGTAGTTGCATTAAATGTTGTCGCTGGTAATGTATTTGCATCCGCTTCTATTGGATCTCCTGCTAAATACTACGCAATTTATGAACAAGCTGGTGGGTCACCAGCAGATACAGATAATGCAGTAAGTGGTGTGGAAATGATCGAAACAATCATAGCAACGGTGTGAGGACAAAATGGCAAAAGACTTATATGCAGACCAAGATCCACGTGTAGCTCCTAAGAGCAGCCCATCTATTGGAGCATTTTCTATTACACCTTCAGATGATACTGATTTATTGTTTGTCACCCGTGGTATTGCATTTTCTCCTGCTGGTACATTGAAATTAACAATGGCTGATGACTCCATCATTACTATTCCATCTGGTGTTCTAAATGCTGGTGTAATCCATCCATTACGTATTAAGCGTATTTGGGCAACAGGTACTGGTGCAAGTAACATCATTGGGTTCTACTAATGGCAAGTTACGAAGTTACAGTCACACACGCTGTTAGTGTATCACCATCCTTGGGCGGATTGCAGCCTGAGGTTGAGCAGGATGTGTCTGTAACTCAAACGCCATTTGCACAGACACCTGATGTTACGCATAGTGTTAATGTTGAACAATCAATCATCAATCCAAAAATTGAATCCATTAGCCAGTCAGCAAGTATTATACAGACAATAAGACCAAACATTATTCAAGTAGAAATCATACAATATATTGTAGGAATTCATGTTGTAGATACATCGGAAACAGTCCCTATTGATCCTGAAATCATGAGCCAAGAGGCAAGTACTGTTCAGACAGTAACATATAATGTTGTGTATACACGCAGTGTAACACAATCAATCAGTTGTGGATCACACGCAGTTACTTTGAATCGGTACACCAATACGCGTGATGATAGATTATTTGTGTATGCTCCATTGGAGGGTTTCTAATGCATGAATTAAAACGATTATTTGCTGAGAAAATTGCAACCGGATTGAAACGTCAATCCGTTACAACTCCTGCATCTTGGGCAAAAGAATATCGCGTAATGTCTAATCCTTTCCCAGGTAAATGGACATTTAAGTATCATCCTTGGCTGAAAGAGATGCATGAAACTAAAGCTGAGAAAAACATAGGCCAAAAAGCCGCTCAGACAGGATTCACTGAATGGGCGCTCAATATGACGTTTTTTAAGATTGATATCGAAGATATTGATTGTTTGTATATCTTACCTTCAGAGAGTGATGCATCTGATTTTTCGTCAGGTCGTTTTGATCCTGCTCTTGAACTTTCACCACATTTACGTAATTTATTTAGTGATGTACGTAATGTTGGACACAAACGTGCAGGTCAGAATAATTTATATGTACGTGGATCACGTAGTCGAAGCAAACTAAAGTCAATACCTTGTGGTTTTCTTGTTTTTGACGAAGTCGATGAAATGTTACAAGCTAACATTACATTGGCTCAGGAGCGTGGATCTGGTCAACAATCATTACAAGTTTTGATGATAAGTACACCAACATTAGATGATTTTGGCATCAACAAGGAATATAAAGCATCGACACAAGAACACTTCATGTTCAAGTGTCCACATTGCAGCAGACGTACTGAGTTCGTGTATCCTGATTGTCTTGTGATTACTGCTGATAAGTTCACTGATCCAAAGATCCATGAATCATATTACATATGTAAAGAGTGTGGTGGCAAACTTCCACATTTTGATGGTAATCAGGTTGTAAAACACGAATACTTGACTACTGGTATATTTGTACCATCATATTCCGACCGTGATATTCGCGGTTTTACTGTGAATCAGATGTATTCGTCTGCTGTTGGTGGACGGCCAGGTAATATGGCTGTTGCTGCATTGAAATCAGAATTAGATCCAACTGAAGCAACTGAGTTCCATAATTCTAAATTGGGTATTACATATGAAGCACCTGGATCACGTGTAACGGATACTGAAATTGAAAACTCAATTAAAAATTATACGATGGGTCCAAATGGTAATCTCAAAATTGTGACGATGGGTGTTGATGTTGGTAAGCTAATTCACTTTGAGATTGATGGTTGGTACTTACCACACACTAGAACACCTGGTATTGAGATCAATGATGAAGCACATTGTAGGCTGTTGTATACGGGACATGTAGAAGATTTTAACGATTTACACAAATATATTAAAAATTTTGGTGTATGGGCTGTTGTGATAGATAGACATCCTGAAACACGTATGGCGTATCAATTTGCTACAAAGTACTGGGGTCGTATATTGCTTTGTATGTATGCTCGTGGGGTCAATGGAAAACAAATACATATAAGTCCAGAAGATGAATTGATGGTACAAGTGGATCGCACATCATGGTTAGATTTATCACTTGGTCGATTTAGAAATCGAACGATAGATTTACCTAAAGATGTTCCAAGTGACTATAGGAAACAAATCAAAGAGCCTGTTCGTGTTTATGGCAAGGATGCAGATGGTAATCCAGTGAGCCGTTATGTAAGTATCAATGATGATCATTATGCACATGCTCGTAATTATTCTGAACTTGCACTACCGTTGGCTATGAGTATTGGGCAAAGTCAGGACTTAGAAAAGGTACGCTAACATGCTGATACAAATACCAGAAATCACGCATCCTAATTATGATGCAGAGTCAGATCAGTGGACTAAGTGGCGATTAACTTATAAAGGTGGGCGTGATTTCGTTATTGAGTACCTTGAAAAATTCAGTACACTTGAAAGTGATACTGATTTTTTAGCAAGACGCAATGTTACATATTGCCCAGCTTTCGCCAAAAGTGCAATCAATGATATTAAAAATTCCATTTTTCAACGTATGGTTGATGTTCATCGTGTAGGTGGGCATCCAACATATAGAGAAGCCATTTTAGGACAAAATGGTGGTATAAATCGATGTAATCAAACAATGGATAGTTTCATCGGTTTGGATGTTTTACCTGATCTTCTAACTATGTCAAAAGTTGGTGTATTTGTTGATATGCCAGAATTAACTGGAAATACATTATTGGATACCCAAGGAATTTCACCTTATTTATACTTGTACAAGACTGAAGATATTCGATCTTGGGCTTATGACTTACCTAACTATCCTGATGAATTTTCAAGCATATTGCTAAGGGACTACTTATATGATGTGGATGAAGATACAAAATTACCAAGTGGTATGTACGAACGATACAGACACGTGTATTTAGCTGATGGTGGTGTGAAAGTTGATTATCATACATCTGAGGGTACATTGGAAAATACAGTATTTTTGCAAATTCCTAGAATACCTTTTGTTGTGTTTGAGTTACCTACATCATTATTGGAAGATGTAGCTGATTACCAAATCGCATTATTGAACATTGAGTCTTCTGACATCAACTACATACGTAAAGCCAATTTTCCGTTTTATGTTGAACAATTTGATCCTAGATTTGAAGGTGGTTTCTTTAAGCCACAAGCTAATCCCGATGATGAAGGTGATTCTGCATCTGCTGAAGTAGGTAAGGATCGCACAATCAAAACAGGATTGAATCAAGGTCGACGTTACCCAAAAGGATTGGACGTACCACAATTTATTCATCCTTCTTCCGAGCCATTGCTTGCTAGTATAAAAAAGGGTGAACAGATCAAGCAAGATATTCGATTATTGGTCAATTTATCCTTAACGAATATGTCACCAAAGATGGCATCTGCTGAGAGTAAAGGAATGGACCTCCAAAGCTTAGAAAGTGGATTATCGCATATTGGTACAGTATTACAACAAGGTGAAAATAAAATCGCACAGTATTGGGCAATGTACTTCAAAGGAAGTGATGCTGCACAAGTAACTTATCCAGAAGATTATAGTCTAAAAAGCGATGATGAACGTATGCAGGAAGCTGAAGATAAAGAAAAACTAATGGGTAAGCTACCAAGTGAAACATTTAAGCGTGAGATGGCAAAATCAATAGCTAATGTTTTACTAAGTGGCAAAGTAACAGTAAATACATTACAAACAATTAGAAGGGAAATCGAAGAAGCGCCAATTATGACATCTGATACAAAAGTAATTTCTGAAGATTTGAAAAATGGATTAGTATCAGTTGAAACTGCATCCAAAGCACGTGGATATAAGGAAGGTGAAGTAGAACAGGCCAAGAAAGATCATGCAGAACGTATTAGACGTATTAAAGAAGCTCAAGGTTGGGCTGATGGTCAAGCTAGGGGTGACGCTGATACACAAATCACACAAGACGATAGCAGTGGTGAGAAAGTAGATAAGCCCAAACGTGGGGAGGGTAAATTAAATGAGTAGTTATGACACTATAGCCAATGCAAGTATTTACTTCCAATCACGTTTGGTCTCTACTGCGTGGGATCTTGCTACTGATGAGCAGCGTGAAGCTGCACTGATACTGGCAACACAACAAATTGATCGATTGAATTTCATTGGTGATAAATATGATAGTGATCAAGAATTAGAGTTTCCGCGAGGGACAGATACCACAATACCACAAAGTATCAAGTATGCTTGTTTTGAACTAGCGTATGCTATTTTGGATGGTTACGATATTGAACATGAGATGCGAAATATACATACATCAAGTATGAATTTTCTTGGTGTTAGAAAAACTTTTGATGGATACCCTGAACACATTGTAAATGGTATTGTTAGTTTTTCTGCTTGGTCATATTTACGTCCGTATTTACGTACTAATCGAAACTTAACTCTGAGTAGGAGCGACTGATGTTTTCTTTTCTTACATCACCCTTCGTCCCTGTGTATGATGATGATCCAGGTGGTGGTGACCCCAATGCTGGTGCTGATGGGGGTGCTGATGATAAGACATTTACTCAAGTTGATGTTGATCGTATCGTGCAAGAACGCTTAAAGCGTGATAGAGTCAAGAGTAGTGAAGAAAAGTCCAAGCTCTTGAATCAATTAGAAGAGCTCAAATCGAAAACGAATCTTAGCCAGGAAGAAAAAGATAATCTTCAGGCTAGGATTGATGATCTGCAAGCTACATTGATGACTAAGGAAGAATTAGCAGCTAAAAAGGAAAAAGAACTTCAAACGAAGTATTCTAGTGAATTGGAATTAGCACAAAATGAATCTAAAACATGGAGAGAGCGTTATACCAATTCGACTATTGATCGTTCTTTAATGGATGCTGCTGTGAGTAATAAAGCACTTAGACCGAAGCAGATTGTTTCTTTACTTCGGGGTGATACTCGGTTATCCGAGGTTATTGGGGAAGATGGAAAACCCACTGGTACTTACAATGTTAAAGTTAAATTAGATACTAAGGATAAGGATGGAAATCCAACCACTCTCGATCTTACGGTCGATGAGGCTGTAAAACAAATGAAAGAAATGACAGAAGAATACGGTAATTTGTTTGAATCAGATGCTTCTGGAGGAACAGGACAATTCTCCCAAACTCCTGGGGGTGGTGGAGGTCTCGGTGATTTAACTAACACTGAGAATTATATTCGCCAACGTCGGAAGGGACTCGAACTTGGTAAAGTAACACTCAGGAGATAAGCGCGATGCTTACGCCTTTCGTTCCCGTGTATGTTAACGATGTTGATGCTCTCGTTCCCGAGCTTTGGGCTAATGAGTCGCTTTTAATCCTCGAAGAGGAAATGGTTGCTGCGAATCTTGTGCATCGTGATTTTGAGGATGAGGTTGCTGATTATGGTGATTTGGTGCATACTCGTAAGCCGTCTGAATTCACGGCTAAGCGTAAGACTGCTGCTGATTCTGTTGAGAATCAAGATGCTTCGGCTACTAACGTGCAGGTGCCGTTGAATCAGCATGTCCACGTTTCGTTTGTAATCAAGGACGCTGAGCAAAGCTGGGCGTTTAAGGATTTGGTACAGATGTACCTGCATCCTGCGATGCTTGCCAATGCTCGATTCCTTGATCAATGTGTTCTTGGTCGTGCTGTTGGGTTCCTTGCTAATACGGCTGGTGGTCTTGGCCAACTGTCGTCGAGCAATGCCCACTCGTATCTTGTGTCCGCACGTCAGAAGATGAATGAGAACAAAGTCTACCAGACTGGTAGAAATCTTGTTCTTGCAGCTAATTCTGAAGCTCAGATGTTGAAGACTGATCTCTTCATCAGCGCTGAGCGTGTGGGCGATGGTGGTCGTGCGATGCGTGAGGCGTCTCTTGGCCGTAAGTTCGGTTTTGAGACTTTCATGGATCTGAATACGCCTTCGGTAGCTACGCAAACAACGTCCACGACCACGACTACGGCCAATTCAGTTGCTGGTGCTGCTTCGGTTGCCATCACGGCTGCGGTTGGTAAGGGGCGTTATGTCACCATTGTTGGTGATATGACTCCGCTTCGTAGTACCACTAACACCACGACTTTAACGCCTACGCGAGCCATTCGTGAGGCTACGGCCACTGGTGCGACTGTTACCAAGTACCCGACTGGTGCTGTTGATTTGGGTGATGGGTACGATAGTGGTTACGTTAAGGCAATCCATGTTGATGATGGTGGCTTAGGTGAATCGCCTGTACCACAAATCGGGCAACTTGTTTCATTCGGTGATGGTGACGCTTTGGCTTCGGCCACGTTACGTACTCCTGAGTACGTGATTGTTGACGTTACCAATACTGCTGGTAGTGATTATGACATTGTTCTTGATCGTCCTCTTGAGACTGCTCTTGCTGATGACGATCTTGTCAACTACGGTCCGACTGGCGACTACAACTTTGCGTTTCATCGCAATGCTGTGGCTCTTGTCAACCGTCCGCTCGCGTTACCGTTGGCTGGTGCTGGGGCTCGTGCCGCTGTTGCCAGTTACAATGGAATGTCGATGCGTGTTGTGATTCAGTATGATAGTGAAATCCAAGGCCACCGAGTGACGTTTGATGCGTTGTTTGGTACGGCTGTTCTTGATACTAACCTTGGGGCTGTCCTTCTCGGTTAAATGGATCGTGTACTGTGGCATGGATGCCACATTTAATTTAATGGAGGGATAGCAACAATGGCTGACAACTGTGTGGACCCGAATGTATGTTTTTTGCGATTAAAAATTATTGAAGATAAGGTAGATCAAATTGTTTATGCGTTGGAAGGTAATGGTAAAGATGGATTACGTACACGAATCGCATTATTGGAGCAATCAAATAACAGTAAAAGCAAGTTACTCTGGCTCATATCGGCGTCAATTATTACAGTCACTATGTTCCAGATTTTTGGAGTGATCCCGTGATACAACGTTCAAGCTACATTAAAAGTGTGATTTATGATCTAAAGCATACCTTTGGTGTAGCTATTGATTTGTATAGTGCAACAACTAATACAGTTAATCGTGCAACTGGTGTTAAATCAGTTGTTACATCTAAATTAACTGTAAAACGTGCAATACCATTTGAATCATTATTAAAACAGTCTCAACAGATCTCTGGTGCATTTGACTATGGTGGATTTATTCGTATTGGTGATAAGGGTTTTCTCATAGATGCAAGTGATATTACTATTGATTTTGATGATTTTACATATTGTGTATATAACAGTAAGCGATATGACATTGTTGATAAAAAAGATTTCGACGGTTTCGCTTGGATGTTACGTGTACGTGAAACACAACAAGCCAAGCCGTACCAAGAAGTCAATGTTAATGTTAATCATTACCCAGAGGTAATTCAGGAGGTGGATGATGAATAGTAATTGGGTTAGGTGGATTACAGCATCTTGTATAAAACATTTTGATGATGGCAAAGGAAGTTACTCTGTTTTTGCAGAGGGTGATGAACGACAAACAGACCAATTACAAAATTGGGCTGAAGTTCGGATAGGTGGACCCAATGTAGAAGAGGTAAGTAAAGATTATTTCAGAATTGATGTTGAGATCAATATCTTATTGACTACAGTTATTGATCAAACTGATGCGTATGCACATCAAAGATTAGTAGGACATTTTCATAGTTTGTTCAGTTGTATTAACGTTTTCCGTTATGGTGATGGTAATAATTATTTAGGTACTTTGCAACTATCACCATCACCTGTAGTTATTGTGACGTATGGTGTTATGCAATTTCCTACTAGAGTTTTACAATCGACAATAAATGGTCGTTTTTCCATGCACCTCAGTGGAGAGACCTAAATGGCACAGATCGACATTAAAAACGCGTATGTTAAGATTCTTGATGGTGGTGCAAATAGCATCACAATTAAGATCGGTGAAGGTAATGTGACGTGGAGTGAAAAGCGTAATATGGAGTATGTTCTTGATCGTGGTACTATTAGCAATGTCAAGGAAGGTGATGAAGTTCCCGTTGAATTGAATATGGATTTTACTTGGGAATGGATCAAGTCCCAAGGTGCTGAAGATGTGACGCCTAATGAGGCGTTTAAGAATTCCGGTGCGGCATCTGGTTGGGCATCGTCTGGTGATGATGCATGTGAACCATATGCTGTTGATATTGTGATTGAGTATCAACCTGATTGTGGTACTACAGTCGGTGAGAAGATTACATTCAGTGAATTTCGATATGAGAGCTTGGATTGGGATCTTCGTGCTGGCACGTGTAGCGTGTCTGGTAAGTGTAATGAAGTGATGCCTACGACCGTACGTGCTGCGATTACATAGTCAAACACTAGGAGGCGACAAGTGAAACTTCATGGCAAAACTATTTCTCGACCGCAACCAGAAGTTGTGGTAATCCCACGGGATAATGGTGATCATGTTTTTAAGTTACAAGCTGTTTTGAATATGGATGAGTTTGATAAATTGTGCCCAGAGCCTAAGCCACCGACTGTTAGGCATAAGGATGGTACAGTTAAAAGTGATATGAACGATGCAAAATATATCAAAAAGTTGGATAAGATCCGTGAGTTACGTTTTTCATACATGTTAATTAAGTCTCTCGAAGCAACTGAGGGACTTGAATGGGAACGTGTTGTGATGTTGAATCCCGATACTTGGCTGCAATGGAAAGATGAATTGATTGAATCTGGTCTTACTGACCATGAGGTTCAACGAATCATTGCTGCAATGTTTGAGGCCAATGGGATCACGGAAAAGCGCTATGATGAGGCGCGAGCACGTTTTATACGTATGCAGGCGGGGCGAGGAAACGATCTAAGCTCCCAAATGGGAGAACAGGAGACTACTCCATCTGGCGTGCCTGCGAAAGATTCGGAGTAAAACCGCCAGGTATAAAAGATAATTGGGATGATATCGATTGGTGGACACAATTATGTATGATAGAGTATGATATTGGTAGACAATATGAAGAGGCCGAACTTTCTGGGGTCAAGGTAATGTGATGCTCAAAACAAAACTCGTGCTTAAAGAAATAATGTTTGATGACAAAAAGTTCCGAAGAGAACTTGAATCGCAGATAACACAGGTATTACAAGAAGCTGTGTATATGTGGATACAAGCTGTGGTTCCCAACGTACCTGTTTATACTGGTATGGCACGAGCTTCTCTAAAACCCCTTGCAGCATGGCTGCTATCTAAAGGGTTTGACGCTGATGTACCCATCAACCCGAAGCGTAATGATAATTGGGCTCGTAGTCGATTAGCTGAAGGTCCATCTTTTGGTAAGGGTTCTAAGTTTCTAACCGTACGTAGTAATCAGTATGGTGCTTTTCAGTATGTTTTTGATTGGTATACTTTAGTACCCCATTGGTTGTTTCTTGAAACTGATTCACATCCAAATGTAGCAAGTGCTCCTTGGCACGCTTTAGATGCAGGGTTTGTGGCTATGGATAATTATATTGATACTAATTTACGTGACAGGATTCCACAAATCCACGACTACATTTTTGAGAGGAAGGTGTAGCCAATGGCCAAGGATCTACGTCAAGTTATTGATTTTGACACCACTGCTGGCGTTAATGCAATAAATGTATTGAATAAAGCCATAAAAGAACATAATTTAAGCATAGATAAATTAACTAAAATATATGCTGATATGGAATCCGGTACGTCCAATGCTAAAAAATTAGCATTAGAGTTTACGGATGCTGAGAAAAAACTAACAGTGACGATGGAACGTCAAGGTGCTGTTTGGCGTAACATAAATAAACAGATGCAAGTTAATGTTAATTTGGTCGCACAAGCAAATGTCAAGAAGAAAGAACAATTAGCAGCAGCTAGAACCCAAGCAATAGAACAACGTAAGATAGCAGCACAAGAAGCTAAAGAAGAAAAAGCCAGATTAAGACGTATTAAGGATTTTGAACGTGAATTAGATCGTGTAAATAAAACTAGGGCTAGAGAAGAACGAATAGCATCAAAGGAAGAAGCCAAACGTATAAGACATATTGATACAATATATCATCAATCACTTAGACGACGAAAAAAGTTAGCTGATAAAGCCGCAGCAGCTGCTAGGAGTATGAATCTTAGTTGGGGTGCTGCATTTCGTATCTTGGAAGTTCAACTCTTGTATCGCGCGTTGCATCTAGCAACAGCACAGATGTCTGAAGCTGCGCATACAGCTAAAGACTTATCAATAGCTATTGGTGAAATCCAAACTATTACGTATGAAGCTACGATTACATCTGATATTTGGGTTGATGGTCTACGTAAATTAAGTGATTTATATGGTAGTGATATTTTAGACGTTACACGTAGTGCATATGAAGCATTGTCGAATCAGATTGGTAAGAGTATTGATGTACTTGAATATATGACTGAGGTCAATAAGCTATCAGTAATTGCACAATCATCATTAGAAGATGCAGTTAATGTTACATCAGGTGTTATTAACAGTTTCAATTACGATATTAGTGATACAGCTAAGATTTCAGCTATACTTTTTAAGTCAGTTGATTTGGGTAAGTTCAGATTGGACGAGTTGAGTGAATCACTTGGCCGTGTTAGTCGGCTATCACATGAATTAGGTATTACATTTACTGAACAGCAAGCTGTCTTGGATGTTATGACGATTCAAGGTCTCAAGATCAGTGAAGCTATGACTTATTATCGTAACGTGATGATTGAATTGATTAAGCCATCGGAGGCGATGCAAGCTATATTTGAAAAATGGGGTGTAACTTCTGGTCAAGCTGCTATTGCGGCTTATGGATTCTTTAATGTAATGCGTATGTTAAATGAAGAGGCTGTAGCTAGTGGTGATAGACTTGCAGAATTGGGTAAGATATTTAATGAGATTCGTGGATTAGTTGGTGCTATAACAACTACAGGCGCATGGGATCAATTAGAAATGAATCTTGAGCAATTTAGAACAGCACAAGAGGATTCTTCAAAAGCGTTAGCTGATGTTTTAGAAACAGATGGTAAGAAAATTGATATCGCATTGAATGAAATTAAAAATCTTTTCACTGTTGACTATGCAATATCATTTAATAAGTCTGTTGTAAGCATCAACGAAACGATCGGTGGATTTGCAAACCGTATCGAAGATACTATAATCGTGATGCGTGACTTAGCTGCTACGGTAGTTATTTGGTACACAATCAAACGTGCTACTGAATTATACACTGTTAGTTTGAAAAAATTAAATACAGCTTTACATGGAATCAAACTCGCACAATCCAAATTAGCTGCAACATCGTATGTATTAAAAGGTGTTTGGTCTAGTATTTCTGGATTTGTGCTGCCTGCTGTGATTTTTGGTATTGTTTCACTTGTTGATTACTTAAGCCGTGCAGATGAAAGATTGGAACAGTTTGCTGAAAATCAAAAACAATTAACATTGGAATCGGCGACCAAAACATTTGAGGCTTGGCGGAATACATTCCAAAAGATCAATGATGAAATTGATGAGTATTTAACAGAGCAATTTCGTGCATTTTACAAAGCAACTGCTGAAATACGAAGTACATACAGTAAAACACTTAAGGAATTAGAGAAAGTAATTAAAACAACAAGTGAAAATATCAAAAATACATTTAGTGATTCTGTTGATGACATTAAGAAAAATCTTAATGAGTTCAAACGTCAAGCAGAAGATGCACAACGACAAGCGGATCGATTAAAACAACAACGAGAAAGATCAAAATACGGTGAGTATGAACGACGCGTCAGTTTTGAGTTAGAACAGATTGATGATCCAATTGATAAAGCGCAATTACTTGAAGATCAAATCGCTAAGTTAAAAGATCATTTGCAACGAGCTGTTCAAGCAGGTAATGTGGAACAAGCAGAAGAATTTTTTGATTTAATTGACAGTATGTATGATAGGTTAGAAGGATTACAACAAGATAGAGAAAAATTAGAAACAAAATTCAGAGAAAAATCTGCTAAAGAAGAGAAAAAAGCACAAGAACAAATAGCAGCAACACAAAGAGAAATCATACAATTACAGTCACAAGGTGAAGTCAAAGCTGCTGAACGTAAGTTCAAACAGTTACAACGAATGTATGCCAATTATCGTGATAAGTTTTCTGGTGAAAAATCGAAAGATTTATTCAGTCAATATGCCGAAAGGCAAATTGAACTTAACAAACAACTTGAAAAATTAGAAAAGAAACGTTCACGTATTGCTAAACATGCTCCTGATGGAGCTGAAAGCAATGCATACAAACGTATTTCTGGTGAGATCAATAGAGTTAAAACAGAAATGGAAGACATACAAAAAGACTTATTTACTCTTTCACAATTAGAAGATGATAGGTCTGTTGAAACACGTAGACGTGATAATTTCAGAGATCGACAAGAATTTGAAGCTAAAATGGCAAAAGAAAAAGAAGCACAAGCCAAAGCCGAAGCAATAGAATTAAAGGAACGTGAAAAATCACTTGAAACATTAAGTAAAAGTATTGAAGAAATACATAAATTTGGTGAAACGGGGGAAGATGCTTTAGCTAATTATGATAAATTGTTGAAGCAAGCAGAAGAGGCGGCAAAATCAGCAAATTTAACAGAAGAACAACGCTTAAAGATTTTTGAAGCAGCATGGCAAAAACGTGTACAAATCGCTAAGCAAGCTGAATTACAAATGGCTCAGGATAGATTGAATGTATCCGAACAAGAATTGAAAACTGCTGAAAAGGCACTAGAAGAACAAAGAAAACAAAGAGATGATGCTTTGATACATTTTAATCAAAAGATTAGTGAATCTACTGGAGACGTACAAAAGCGAGTTGATTTATTACGTGGTGCAGCAGGTGAATTACGTGTTGAAATCCCTCGTTGGGATAAATCTAAGATGAAAGAATGGAAAGATTTAACATCGCAATTTAGTCAAGCGTCAAAAGACGTTGAAAGTTACAATAATCAATTAGCAAAAGGTAATTTGACAGAAGAAGCCACACTGGAGATACAGAAAAAACGACAAGCTGCATTGGAGATTTTACATCGATTATTTATTGATATGATAAAGTTTGAAGGCGTATGGCGTCTTGGACTCAACATTGGTGATCCATTTGGTCCTAATTTATTCAATGATGAAGGTGAATTTGAGATTGGTGGGACTACATTAGAACAAATGCGTACTGAGCTAGCCACAACCAACAGAGAATTAGATGAAGCACGTGATACTTTTATAGACGCTAATAAGAAATTGGGTGATATTTCAGCTATCTATGACGAAATGGCATTACAACATGCGACATTAGCTGAGTTATTTGGATCGGTTGCAACTGCTGCTGAAAAATCTGGTGAACGTGAAATTGCTGTGTTAGATCGAGTAATGCGAAAACGTAGAGAACATCTTGAATTATTACGTAGAGAACTTGAATTATTACGTAGAGGCGGTGGTGGTGGAGCAGGTGGTGTAGGTGTTCAACGTCGTGCATCAGGTGGTGCCATCGGTTTTCCAGGTAGTCCACGAGGTACAGATCGCATACCAGTATGGCTAAGTCCAGGTGAGTATGTTTGGGATGCACGTACTACACGTCAGTTCTATCCAATAATTCGAGCACTACATACATCACCTAAGCACATGGCGTCAGGTGGTCCAGTAACCAATGTTGGTGATATTAACGTAACGGTACATGGTGGGGATACATCTGAAACTACAGTTAGAAATATAGCAAGCCAATTACGTCGTGAAATTCGACGTGGAACTGTGAGGCTCAACTAAATGATTATTGCACACAAACCCAGAATCATTGGTACGATTGAATATATGCACGGACGTAATGGTCAAATCTTACGTCGCGGTAGATCGCATAATGGAATCACGACTGCTGGTTTCAATTATATGTTAGATTGTATGTTTGGTGCTGCTGTACCTGTGAGTCAATTAGATCCTTGGTACATTGGGCTCATTAACAATACCCCTTCACCTACACTATTGGCTACTGATACATTGGTAAGTCATAGTGGTTGGGTAGAATTGGTTCCAGGAACTGCGTATACTGGCAATCGTCAAACATGGGCCGACGCTGATGCTGCATTGTCTGCTAAGTCATCGTCGTCTGTTGCAACATTTCCAATCATAGCTACAGTCTCCGCATATGGTATGTTGCTTTGTAGTGAGGATGCACAAGGTGATGATGATGCTGATGATATTTTGTGGGCAACTGGTGCATTTGATGCTGTTTTAGACTTGATCAATGGTGACGATCTTAAAGTCTCATACGGTCTTTCAATGAGTTAAAGGAGGTCACACATGCCTCCAGTATTGACTCCAGTGGATTATATTACATTAGTCTGTGGTGCAGAATCTATTGAATTTCGTAATCCAGAGTTTGGTAATAATTTGGATCAACACATCACACGTATATTTCGTGAGTCTCGTGGCGGTAAACAAATTGTCTATTCCGATGCTAATTGGCCTAAATGGGAATCATTTACATATAACATTAGATGTTTGATTGAATCCAAAAGAGATGAATTTTTGGCATTTGTAGATGCTACATTAGGTAAAGAGATCACACTTACTAATTATGAGTCTATTGAGTGGGTTGGGTTCTTAATACCAGGTAGTGTAATGTCACAAGAGTTTCGTACATGTGGTTGGACATTACAGTTTACTTTTGAGGGAGAACGCCAATGATAGTGTTTTATGCACCTGCTGATAATCCGAATGTTGGATTGGTTCTCCCTAATCCAGAGTTAAGTGATGAAATACGTTCTAATGCTGATGCACAAATCACACGCGCTATGGATGGTACAACATATACTTATGTTAAGCGTAAAGGTACAATAACAGTTAATTATACCTTTACGCTTACACGTATGAAGGCGTATGAGTTCAGAGATTTTTACTTGGCATATGCATCTGAGCGTATGAAAATTGTCAATCATGATGATGACGTAATCATTGGATACATTACCAATAACCCATTATCTAAGACTTTTGCAAGGCGTGGCGTTTACTGTAATGACAAGGAAACTGTCGTCATTGATCTGGAGTTCAAAGGGGAAGTACAATGAGAACATTAGACGCCACGACACAAGCTGAAATTGCAAAGAAATTAGGTACAGAGCCTATAAATGTTGTAGCGATTGACTGGACTCGATCAGAATCTTGGGTGTACTATGCTGATAAAGATGTGTCTGATTTCTCAGGTAAGATTTTAGAGTTAGGTACTATTGATAATGTATTATCATCTGATACTGGGACAAGTTTTTCTGTTAGTTTGACTCTTGATGACACTGACGGTACAATCAAAAGTATAATGGATTCTACTGATGTACATAAAGTTGATTGTGTAATCTATCAACATTTTGGTGATTTGGATGTAGCACATAAGTTTCTATTATTTAATGGTCAACTTTCTAGTCCATTTTCTTGGAATGAAGGTGATCGCACATTTAAGTGTACTATTGTTACTAACATTGAAGATAAAGAAGTAGGATTTTCACCAGAAGAAGCACAATTTGATTTTGTATCTAAAGACGCTATCGGTAAAGCATGGCCATTAGCATTTGGTAATGTTTTACATGTACCTGCAACAAAAATAAAATCAGTATTAACTGGTACGTTATTAGATCATATGTGTATTGTTGATCCAGGACTCAATTATATATTGAACCGACTCAAAGATGCTTATCATCAAGAACAGATTATTAAAACGTTTTTTGAACAAGTTATTACAGGTGCTAATACAATCGCACCAACTGTAACTGACATTATTACAGAGTACATCGATTTAATCAAACAGCAACGTAATTTACTATGGATGATAGCACCATTTCAAGTTGAGATTGAACGAGCAAGAAGACAATTAAATGATATAGCTAATCCAGTAGACGCTGCATTACGAGCATTTTTAGAAGCCGTCATAAATCAAAACTTATTACTTATACAAAATGTAATAAATGGTCCAATGGCCGCGATTATTGCATCTATAAAACAAGTAGAAGAATGGATTGAATTAGCTAAGTTCAGATATGACATTAAGAAAGATGCATATAACAAGATACTTGAAGCAGTTGATAATATGTATACCATTCAAGCACAGTATATTGATGTGCAAAATGAGTTATGTCGACAAAATCAATGTGTTAAAACTTCTGTTAAAATTGATGATGGTAATGATTTTACACAAAATGAGACAGTTGAATTACTTATTGATGGTCTTAAATGGAGAGGTCAGTTTAGCGGTAAAACATTTACTTTTGATACTCCAGGTATCCCTGAAAATATCTATGAAAATTTACCAGTAACTTGGCAAGAAGATCCAGATTATTGTGGTGTTGTAACAGAACACTCTGGTATTGACAAGTTTTGGGTAGCAAACTCTGAAATAAATCTAAAAGATATGTATTGTCTTGTTACTAGCCGTAATGATGATTTTAGGCATATTATTAAAGTAACACATCAAGAGGGTACAAAGTGCACATTTAATCTTATTGCAGTTAATTATGGAGGTGGTAATACAAACTTATTGCAATCATTAGTAACATTACCACAATATGGATCACCATTTGGACCAATCAATGTAAATATAGTAAATATCGTCAATCCAAGTGATTATAACCAACCTATACAATCACTTAATAATACGATTTTAGAGATGTTGGATGGTACAATTCCAAATGAAGAAGAATTCCGTAATTTAGCTGAGTTGCAACGTATCTGGCCAAATGACATTGCTAATGATGCTTTAATAATTTCAACACCAACACCTCGAGATAATTTTACAATTATTGGTGAAGACATTGATACTATTCTAGCTGTTTCTAAAGTACCATTATGGACTTGGTTCGATGAAGATGATCCAATCTTAATTGAAGAAATACCTGATAATTTACATTGGGCTGTAACACCAGGTACAACAGTGCGTGATGCGAACAGTCAACATGAAATCTATGTAGCTAATATACTACCATCTACTATTAAAGGCGTACACGCATATCGCACACACGATAGTAAAAGAATACTTCAACCTGTTCCCATAGATTATTATAGTAAAAATGAATCAGAAGATATACTTGATATTGGTGGTAACACTATACTTGAGGTTACATCATTACGATTTAATATACCGTTAAATGAATTTGCAGATGAAGGATGGGAAGATCAAATTTATGTAACACTTGATTCAAGTGTTGGACCAAAAACTGTAGATATATTGAAGCATTTGATTGATGTGTATACTGATTTCACTTATGATAATACGTCTTTCAACGCTGTCGATACTGCATTTGGTACTAAGTACCCGTCAAGTTTTGCATTGTTTGATCGTAAAAACGTGATGCAACAACTGAGTGAAATTGCTTGGCAAGCAAGATGCGTGATTTGGTTGAGTAATGGTGTGTTTTACTTAAAGTATTTATCTGAAGAACCAACATCCATTGCAACGATCACTGAATCCGACATCGAGTTATCTAGTTTGGAAGTTGATCACGGTGCAACAGAAGATTTGATAACCAAAATGAACATTGCTTGGCGTGATAATTATTTACCAAACGACCCATATCAAATTATACTCAGACATAACGTCAAAAAATATGGATTACAGGATCAAGATTATGATTTTTATATTTACAATATACAAGATCTAGTAATTAAATCAGCGACATTTTGGTTGATACGTAATGCCAATACATGGAAACACATTACATTTACTACATTTTTAACTAACCTCGAAGTTGAAACCTTTGATGCATTAACTTTTGATTTTTCAACTAATTTCATTGCTGACGGTAACATCAAAGGTGTAATTGAGCAAGCAGACTATGACAGCAGTAGTCATAGATTAAATATCAGTGCTTGGTTGCCTGTACGTGCAGGAGAAATGTCTGAATATACATTTGCTTGGCCTGCCAGTGCAGCTGAAAATGATGTATTTCCAACTGTAAATGAAGTGTCTAATGGTTATGCTGGTGGTGACGGTATAGGAATTACTATTGTTACTTCACCGGAGGGTGAATAAATGACACGACCACATGATTGGGGTGATCAGTATCCTAGTGATACAGGTGATCCAACACCAACATCACCAACAGAAGGATTAACTGAATCAGATTATTCATTATATCCGGAACCTATGCGTAAATCTTTAACTACATTTGCAACATTTGATCCAGATCTTGACCCAAAAGAACAAGAGCGTAGAATACGTGAAGCATATTTTGGTCTTGTTCTAATGAGAACAACGCCGTCAACATCTATTCCACATTATTATGATGTTGTATTACAAACAGGAGAAAAGATAAGCGCAAAATGTATATCATTGATGCCTAATGAAACGATAAGAGAACTTGATCCATGTATTTGTATACGAGGTCAATTTCCAGATGAATGGTTCATGTTTGCTCAACGATTTGTTGAAGATCTAAATATGTTTTGGTATGTTACACTTACATCAGATATGGCATCACAATCAGCAAATGCAACTTTAACAGATTTAGTAAGTTTTACTCTTACTGTCTATGATCCACAAAATTTGTTTCCACGTGCATTAGATGGTGCAAAAGGTATAGTATATTATAATAGCGTGAAAGAACAATATCATTTAGTTGCTTGCCAACAAGCTGCACAATTTTTAACGGCTACTGCTGGTGACGATTTTGATGATACTACTAATGACGTAACGGTTAGCTCAGTTGCTATAATGAATCGACATCGAGATCAATTACCTTCAATTTCAACAGCAAAAAATGTATTGAATTTAACTGGTAATTCAGGTGACAATTTAGTATTGGCTTGGGATAGAAATTCAAGTGAGTATATCATCTTGGCTAGTGGTGGAGGAGGAGGAGGAGGAGACACACATGAAAATATATGTTTCGGTAAAATACAAGGATCGACAACAAATGGATCTGGCAGTTCGTCAAGAACATTTAGTGTTAAAGAATGTGATTATGATGGTTCAAATGTTGTTGGTGATGCTTTTGATGTACATACACACTTAAAGCCAAATGCAGATACATCATTATTTGAAGATTATGTAGTGGGATACATGACTACAGATGGTGGGTTAAAAGTAATTATTACCGACTGTTGGGACGATCCCATCGGTACGATCAAAGCATGGGACAGCAATGGTGCGATCCGCGACGGCTGGGAAGAATTGGAGGACGCCCAAGGCCACTTTTTGGTTGGCATCGAAGATAGCGAAACGTGGGATGACCCAGGCGACACGGGAGGGACGGACCTTGCTGATTTGGAAACTCACATACATGATGA